ACAGGGGCAGTACCTGCTTCTTTAATAGTTACGGTATCTGCATTAGCTTTTTGTGAAAAAGAAAATCCGTCTAAGACTTGAATTTCCTGTGTATTTGCAGCAGTAAATCCAGTGTTTTGAACTACGCCATATGTATTAACGTTAGTAGTAAAAAATACTCTACTATTACGCGATAGGTTTAAAGCCATATTTGTTTCCTTAAATTGTGTATCTAAGCGCGTAGACTAGATATTTATCTGTTATTGGCGCGTTGATACTTGTTAAACTTACATTTTCAAGTTGGATACTGATACCTTACTTGAATCTGAATCTCCCCAATCCCATATGGTTTAAGTAAAGATTCATCTGTTACAATACTAGCTATTAAAATCTCAGTAGTATCATAACCATTAATAGTATCGTATACTATTTGTCTATTATTATTAATAACTTTTTCAACATCTTCAAGTAAAAGCTCTAGCTCCTCTTGAGGGTCATCTGAGTTTTTACAGTATACTTTTATTGATATACCTAAGTATGCCCAAGTAAAATTACCAGGTAAGTACTCCCTTTGCTCAGATCCAGTAGACATATATAGGCATGGAAACGAATTTACCTCATCCCAGAACTTAAGAAAAGGAAAAGCAGCCCCATATAGATTAGTTTTATAAATACCGGTACCGTTAATCTCTTTAAATTTTTCAGCTAATGCTTTAACTATACTTGTTCTTCTGGACATATTTTCCAACCTTTATTAACTCTTTAATTACCTTGGAGTAGATTTTAGCAAGTATAAATTTTTATACTTAAACTAACACAGCTCTTAGCCTATTATCTACTTTAGTAGCCGCAATTTCTCTAATTGACTTAGATATTAGCAGCTTAGGGTCACGTGTTTTAGGAGATCCTTGTGCAAATCCTGGCTCGAATGTTTGATAAGGATTTTTTTGGTACTGGTAAAAAGCGGTTATCATACCTTCACGACTTTGAGTTAGCCTCTCAACCCGTACACTTGCTGCGAAGCGACCAGTACGGTAATTTAAAATATTTTTTGCATTGCCATTACCCATATTAGCGGATATTACATCCTGTAACTGAGCGTTTAAGAGCATCTGTAGATTGGTAAGACTATAGAACTGACCGCTAGTTGTACGTATAGGAGGTAAAGTTATCTTTATATTTCCGCCAGTACCTACACTCTTCGGCTTTAGCTTTAAAGGAGCATTAAGCTTACCTTTTTGAAGGTTATGTGGTGCTATAGGTTTCTTATTTCCACTAATAGCATTGATAATTCCAAGGGGTATATCTTGGATAATAGTATTAGATCCTGGGAAATTAGCCGCATCTGAACAAATAGTTGCAAGCTCATAAACTAGTTTATCATATACTCGTTTTTCTAGCACAGAGAAGTCATTATTCTTTTTCTGAGTATGTAGGGTTAGAACTATATACCCAGAACCTAATACATTTCTTGCGGAAGCTATTGCCTCAGGGGCGGTACTCTTAAAGTTATAAGAGATATTCGCTTGGATATCGTATAGCTCCCTTAAAGCTGCGTTAGCATAGTTAGTAATACGCTCAGAAGCTATATTACTAGTACTAGTACTAGCATAACTTATTATCTCTTGTATCTTTGACTCTAAAGGACTTTGTAGATTTTCATTATCTTCAGTAGGTATATGCCCAATATCTACTTTAGATCTATTAGTAGTTACTTCAGACTGTATAACTCTGCCTGCTGAAGTCTTTTCTACTTTTGTGTAGGTCTGGGTTAAGGAACCAAACCTTGAATTTTTTAATGCTGGATTATTAGATATATATTTAGTAGTAAACGTTCTAATTGCCTCGAAGTTTTTAGCTACTAGAAAAGAAGAATTATCAGAGAGTACAAGTATAGCCCCTACACTTTTATTCTGGGTAAATAACTTAGTAAACCTAGGATCTTCAAGAGAGGTAACAGTTTTTGCTTTACAAGCATCCTTTACTACATTTAGTAATTTTGAGTAAACTAAATCATATGCAGCTAACTGGGCTTTAGTAAGACTCTTGCCCTTATATACATTTACTTTTAAGGCCTCATAGGATATATCTAATATAGATACTCTATTATCTAGTTCTTCTCTAAAGTCTTTTTCCAGAATTTGTAAAATATCTGGTAGTTTTGAGGATATCCTATCTTTAAGGTAGTCTAGTTTTATATCAGTAGCCATAATAATTAACTATAATTAGCAGTATACTGATCTAGAACGCGCTTAATATAAGCGGGTAGATTAGTATTGGTTACATATTCTATTTGCACACTATTACCACCAGGAGCCTTATTTGAGTGGATTGCCCCATCATTCTTCATATAGTACGTAATTAGATCAAAGATAGCTAACTTTAAATCTTCTGGTAGAGTTTCATACCCAGCAGTATAGGTAACTTTATACCCATTAACTGCTTCTGGAAATCCTAAAGAGCTTATGGCTTTAATATTTCCTGTTATTTTAGATACTGCATAGTCTGTATATTCTTCTAAACTTATATAAGTATTTCCATAATCAAGTGAAGCCTCTAAAGAAGATACGCTAAGTACTGGAGTTTCTTCAGTACTATACTCAGAGTATCCACCATCAAAATACTCAATCTTTGAGTCATTTACGTAGTCTACAAAAGTTCTACGACATAATGTTTTTACTAAAGCACTTATTTTAGGGATTAGTGTGTCAATAATAGCATCTTGTGTAGGACTAGTTATTCCTGCATAGGACTTAAACTCTGTCCTTGTAACTAAAGATAGACCCATATTATTCCTTTATCTTTTAAAAGCCATCGAAAGAGGGCTTTTAAAAGATAGGAGCCAAAGCTCCTATCAATATTAACTAATGTTAATTAAGCAACCCATCTAAAGGCCGAAACTCCTAGCCCATTTACACTAGATAGTTGAGTCATACCGGTACGTAGGCTAGCTACGATAACACGACGTTGAGTTTCAACTAGTTCTTGTGTATCCATACGTAGACCACGCTGTGAACCAGAAATGAAGTTCTGTACATTCAAGCACATTGCACCATAGTTATTAGTAGCAGTATTAGTACCAGCTATCTTAGCAGGGAAACCATCGCTAACTAGAACTGGAGTCTGACCAATCATACCAATTTGACCAGTAATAATAGTAGCAGAAGGACCAGCTTTATCCATAGTTTGGAAGGTTACATCTTCTAGCAAGTCATAGTAACCGTCGGTAGAAACTACGAATACTAGATCGCTTTGAGTTAGGCCCCATACCCCCATATCGGCACGTAATGCACGTAGGTTAGCAATGGTTAACTTATTAGCTACTGAAGAAGTAACGGCAGAAGTTGCATCATAGGTTAAGTAACCCTTAACTGGGTCAGCACCAGCACCGGCCCCTAGTAAGAATGCTTTATCAACAGCTTTAGCAACACGACGAATCATGGCATCACGAACGATAGGCATCAATGCAATTAGAGAATCTTCATCTTCTTCGTAAGCCATATACTCGTTGGTAGCAACTTTATAAGCGTTAAGAGTAATTTCTTTTAGTTGGTGAGTTTGAGTAGTACCAGCAGAAGCAGCAGTACCAAACTGTGCATTAGTAATCCAAGTAGCAACACCTGCTTCTGGGTTAACTGGCATAGTCATAACGTTAGTCTTCATTTGAATTGGAGTATTCAGACCCGCAATAACTAAGCGACGACGGATTTCGTTTTCCATTGTTAGGGATACTTCTTGTTCCCAAGGAATAGCCCCCGGTACGTGAGCACCAGCTTTAGTCATTAGTTCTTTACCGAAAGCAGTACCTTCGATTGAAACACCCTTAACTTTAGCTAACAGAACAGCCTTTTCGCGTTCTGCATATTCAATACCCTTAGGGTCACTAAAGCTCATCTTTGATTTTTGCATTGCTGTAATTTCAGCAGCTTTTTCGGCTAAAACAGCCTCTAGACCCGCGATAGCTGACTTAGATTCTGTAGCTTGATCAGCAAAACGCTTTTCAATATCAGCCATTAGCTTTTCAGTACCAGTAGAAGCTGGAGTTGCTAAAGCAACAGCGGCCTTGATACGAGCATCCATATCAGCAGCAGCATTTGCGCTGGCTTCAGCAGCAGCTTTTTCAGCAGCTTGCGTAGCTAATAGGGACTTAGTAGCTTGTTCTGCAGCAGCTTTAGCAGCATTGTCAAGCATTAGTTGTAGTTCTTTTGGATCCATATTCCATTCCTTTTTGATTATGCTCGCTTTATCTACAAGAGATTCTAGCCCTTTAGCTGAGTCGCCTTTGGGTATAAATTGAGCTTTGAAACTATTATAATCTTCAGCACTATCAAATGCTTTAGAGAGGTTAAATAAGGCATTCTGATTCATAGGAACTGAAACTACCGAAATCTCGACAAGTTCTAGATCTGTGATTAGAAATACCTCTGCGGCTGCATTATATTCTGCATCGAGTATTCTAAACCCAATGCTGAATGCTGTAAGGACTTCATCCTTAATTAAATTAAAAACTTCAGCAGCCGCTGAAATTCTTGCTTTTACCCAGAGCCCTTTAGCATCTATTCTATGCTCAATCATTCTACCGATTGGGTCATCATAGTCGTGCTGTGCTAAAATGATAGGGTTCTTAAGGTAGTTATCCATACCCTTTGCCCAAGCACTAGCAGATACTACGTCACCTCCTCTATCTACATCTACGGTACTAGCATAGCCTTCGATAAAGATTGATTCAATAGTTTCAGTTGCTGAAGGGAGCGCTTTCTTGGTAAAAGCACCATTTATATATAGTACTTTATTTTTATCTACCATGAGACTCCTTATGGTGGTTTAGGTACGTCTGGTTTTTTAGGCGCACCTCCTATACTGGGGTTAGAAGCAGACCCTGCAATATTAGCAGGAATTCTAATTTCATCGGCACCCGGTAGTTTAGCATAACGCAATTCTACTCTTGCCTCATTGGGGGTTAGAATACCTGCATTAACTAATGTTGAGTGATATGAGGCTACATCTTTAAGTTCAGGCTGTAGAGCTGAAACTTCAAATGTAACGGGGGAAATATCATATCCAAAGAACCTCTCCATTGCGGAAGTATACTTTCTTACAATAGGTAGAACTGTCTCTAAATAGAATAATCTTAAATTAGGGGAGATATTAGCATTATTTCCACCATCTAAAAGGATAGGCGGAACGCCTAAGGCTTTTAGCACCTTGATGTCATGAGTCTTAATACTAGCATCAAAGTCCATCTCTTGGAAAGTAGCATTAGATAAGGGGCTTGCTTTAAGTCCACTATCTAAAATCATTGGCTTTCTAGCTCCGTTCTTAGGACTGTACTTAGTCATCCAATTCATTAAAGTAGCATCTTTAGCTGTCTTACTTAAAGTATTATCTGTTGATATTATAATTCCTGCTACAGCACCATTATCAAAGAATTGATCTTGGAAGTTATGCATTTTAGCTAGGGTCTTTATACTACGATCTGCAGAGGCTAGTCTACTAGAGCCTCTATATATAGAGGAACTGCTAATATCTTTAATATGGACTATTTCATCAGGCTTGAACTCTGTTCCACTTTGATAAATATACTTAGATACTAAAGTCTTTGCATCTGTAATAATCTCTACGTTAGCTGCGGGTAGATGGTACAAAAAAGCACCATCATAGTAGATAAAGATATTACCTTCTAATAGAAAGTCTGTAAAAATATTAGTTCTAAAATCTTGTACTGATTGGTATGGATTTGGCCTATAGTTTAATAGATTATATAGGGATTTTACTCTAATTCCTACAACTACTCCATCAATAATCTTGTCTTTAATATCATACTCTAAACTAGAGCAGGCGTTAACTAGTAGGTTTACACCTCTGTTAACTGATTCTAAAGTATCGAAAGCTTGACCATACTTTAAACTAGTATCTGTATGTATGCTATAGCCTTCAGCTCTAGCTATTTGTTCTTGTGCTGGGTTAGCTTTTTCTTCAGAGCTAAACCAAGTAGCGGGGTTATACCATAACATGGGCATCCTTAATAGAATCGGCTAAAAACCCCTAGACCTCGTGGTTTATCAGCATCATCTAGTGATACCTCTAATACGCGACCCTCAGCTTTAGCTTTTTGAGTTTCAATCCATTTACGTTGTCTATCAGTTGAAGTAGGAGAAGGAGCTTTACCGTATACGCTATGTAATGCTACATGGTGTTTATTACACAGTGTGTATACTAAATCATATAGCTCTACTTTATGCTCACTAATAAACTCATCCCTTACTTCCAATATACCGTCATCTGTAGAGATATCGTACCCTTTTCGTGCGGCCCAGGTTTCTAATAGGATCGTAATGGAGTGTAGATGGTGAAGTTCAAGGTCAGTTTCTGTACCACAGATATAGCAAGTGTCTTTCTTTTGGTACGCAGCTTTCGCTTTATCTCGTACCCATTTAACGCTTATTCTGTTGTTCCCAGTATTTTTTGCCATTATTTTTATTTACCTTATAACTCTCACTCGTATATTATACAATAAAAGGTACTGTAAGTCAAGGTATAAATTTACAGTGCTACTATATAAAATTTCGAAATTTTTTATTTAAGGTAGTATAATTATATTATGAGATATAACAAAATATGTGGATAAATTTATAGGATTATGTGAGCCAGGAACTACACTAGTTTCTAAAGGTAATGGTAGAGTATGTAAAGAGTGTATAGGGGTAGCTACTTCAGGTAAGATAAGTAATACACAGGTAGCTAAATAGTTTCTTAATAAGGGATTTACCTTAATAGGGGCTTTTTTCGGTTATTACCTATAGTATACTATAGGTAATACAAGTCAGGGTAAAAATTTTAGCTAACCCATGTAGGCGTGAAAAAGCCTACTAAGATTTCTCTTAGTAGGCTTATATTAATTAAAGATCTTCTTATACCATGGTAGATTTTTATAGGATAGTAGTCTACAATTTTCAGCAAATAACTCTGCTCTAGTCTCCTTACTAATACTTAGACTATAATTAAGTGTATCAACTTCTTTTTCTAGTTCTCTAATCTTACCTTTAATATCTGCAGCTAACTCTTCCTTAGTTCGTTTAGTTGATAGTTTGGCTACTAAACTCTCTTGTTTTTTAATAGAGGTTTCTAATTCAACTACCTTATTTTTAGTATTATGTAGTTGCTCAATATGCTGTAGTGTACCGATATTCATATAACTAAGAAAAGTACCTAGTTCTGTATCTGCAATAACGTCTAGTCTATCCTTTGGATAAGTACCGTTTAACGGAGGTTGTAGTCTAGCAATGTAACTCTCTTCCATAATATCAATATGATCTTGGTGACACTCAAATAGTACTTCTTGTGTATACGTACCGTAAATATTAAACTCATTCTGAAGTTTCTTAGTATGCTTCCCACTCCTCATATCATTAGCATGCTGTTCCCATCGTTTGCTAATATCAATACTTTTACCAATATAGAATCTACCACTAGGAAAAGTTAGTTTATAAATTCCGCAAGTCATTATTACTCTTTCAAAGATTTATTATAGCATTAATACTAAAATACTTCAAGTATTAAATTGTAAACGTATATAGAGCGTACCGAATAGCATCTGCAATGTGTGAGTTAATATCATGGTCAGGCTTTTCAATACCAGATACAGCATCTGTCTTCCACCGATACTGGTCAAGCATTGCTAAAGTATGCTTACAGTGAGGTGATACATACAGACGACCTTGCTCGATTAATGTCTGTACATACGCAATACCTTCGTTAACCTGCTTCTTAGCCTTTATAGTAGCGATATTATAACTATAAGCTAAGTCACCTGCAAACTGTGCAGCTGCCGAGTCAATGAAAATAGGATCAATTCCATATTTATTAATTAATTCTTGTAGGGCTACAGCATGTATAGCAGTAGACGCTTTAGCCTCTTGGTACTCGTCAATAACATGAAATCGCTCCAGCTTAGGGTCATAGGCGATTACGGCGAAGGCCGTAGGATCCTTAAACCCAGGGTCAAGTCCACCAATATACTCAACCCCATCGCTATGTTCAAATTCGCAAACATACTTCTCAGCATCAAATTCTGAGTAAATCTGACCCTCGAACGTAGTAAATGATGCCATATACTCTTGTTCAAATTCAGCTTTAGACATTGATGCACGCGCGTCCTCAACGTCAGATTCCTTCATCCTAGGATTCTCGCGGTAGTCTGCGGTAATAGAAACCCATTGAGGAAACTCAGAACTAAATCCGCGAGCAAAGAAGCGACTAAACCAGTTATTCTTACCACGCGGTGTAGATATAAAGATAGCCTTAGAATTAGGTTTATCTAGAGTAGGTCTAAGAGAAACGTTAAATGCTTCCTCTGCATCAGCACCTAGAGCAGCTTCGTCAAATATGATTAAGTCGTATGATCGTCCAACGCAAGAATCTACAGTTGATAAAGAGCCCATACGGATAGTAGAGCCGTTAGCAAGCTCAATGATCTTATCTTTCAAATTATCTTTAGTAACTTCCAGATCAAACGACTTAATCAGCTTACGCTGTATCTCAAATGAAATCGATGAAAGCCCGTAATTAGGCGACATAATCAATATATTACACCCCGGTACTAAAGCAACCAACTGCCCTACAATATTAGCAATATAGGTTTTACCGAGGCGTCGTGCAAGTGCAGCGCAAATAAATCTATAGTTAGGGTTATTGGTAGCGTTAATCAAAGCTATCTGTGGAGGGTTTGTTTGATCCCAAGCTGTAGATTTCTCATACGTCTTAGCATCTACAGCAGGTAATAGTCTAAGATAATTTTCAACAGACAGTTTAATGAATCGCGACGAGATAGGGTATTCTATTAGTCTATCTGAGTATACATCGTCACGGCTAATAGTAAGCATTATATATCAATAGCCTCACTAGAAGTGCTACCCTTTATTAGTTGTTCGATCAGGCTAGAATACTTTGATCCACCAATACCCTCATTGATCTGGACGTTTACCTGAGATTTCAAGTTGTTTCCTGCACGTATTTTCTCTAGCTGAATCTCTTTATCGAGTGTTTCCATGCTTATCTTATGAGATAACGCCATTATCTCCGTAATATCTTTACTAGATCCTATCTCGGCTTCGTCCATATCCTGTAGCTTTTTCTTAATGAGCGTATCCATTAGGTCCCGTACCTGGAACCGGTTGTTAAACCCAGTGCTAAAAAATACTGAGTTGATATAAGCTCGGACTTCTTTTCGGTCTAAAATATCTGCCACGATATGGGCAGGAATATCTAGTATCTCAGCTACTTTATTTACGTCAGGGTTTTGCAGGTATGCATTAGCTGTATCCAAACCCTCTGGGCTGATAGTTAATGTTTCTGCAGGTGTGGTGGTTGGGAGCATGGGACTCTTTCTTATTTTTATCGACCTCTACATTATAGCAGGTGTGGGTCTGGGCGTCAAGATGTAAATTTTTTTAGTTTATCGATACTATCAAGTAGTATCGAATTTATCTATATACCCA